CAGTCAGCCATGCAGGCACACATTGCCGAGCACGTAGGTTATGCATATAGAAACAAAATAGAACTAGCCCTCGGCGTTGCACTGCCTAGCTCAGAAGACGAGTTGCCAGATGAGATGGAGAAAGAGATTAGCCGCCTCATGGCAGAAGCCGCACCGCAGGTATTGGCAGAGTCCCAAGCCATGGCTGCTCAACAGCAAGCCCAGCAAAACGCACAAGACCCAGTCCTACAGATGCAGATGCAAGAACTTGAGCTTAAGAAGCAAGAGTTGCAGCTCAAAGCCCAGAAACTACAGGTGGATGGAGCTGCCAAGATGGACGAGCTAGCCATGAAGAAGCAGGAAATCGAGGCTAAAGCACAGCTTGACATGGTAAAAATCAGCCAAGATATGACCAAGAATCGTGAAAATATGCAGTTAAAACAACAACTTGAAATGATGAAAAAAACGAAGGAGTAATGCATGCAATTAGAAACAATGAGTTTTGCCCAAGCGCTTAGAGAAAAAATTCGCTCGGACATGAACAACTTTACAGACGACATGGCTAGTGGACAGTGCATTGACCATGCGTCGTATAAGGAACTTTGCGGGGTGATTCGAGGTCTAGCCTACGCAGAACGGCATTTAATTGACCTCGCTGACAACATAGAGAAGGCTAACGATGAGTGAAGCTATAGCAGTTCCGGAGAATGAATTAATCCTGCCGCCGGGCATAAAAGCCCCAGAAGTGGATTCAGAGTACGAATCAGCAGAAGTTAAGGCAAAAGCGCTACCAGAGCCAAAAGGCTGGCGTTTGCTGTGTGCTTTGATTGACCCTGACGATACTTATGAAAGTGGTCTTGTAAAAGCCGATGCGACCAAGCAGGTTGAGGAGTTAACCTCCCCAGTGCTGTTTGTCATCAAAATCGGACCCACTGCATATGATCCAGAGAAGTTTCCAGAAGGACCTTGGTGTAAGGAGGGTGACTTTGTTATTACTCGCCCGTATACCGGGACACGGATCAAAATCCACGGCAAAGAGTTCCGCTTGATTAATGATGATCAAGTTGAAGCAACAGTCGAAGACCCACGCGGAATTTCCCGCGTTTAACAGGAGAAAAATATGCCAGATAATGATGAATTTAAGTTTCCTCACGAAGCAGAGGAAGAGGCGCAAGCCGACACCGAAATTGATATTGATGTATCGGCGGAATCCGATGTAGACATTGAAATTGAGGACGATACCCCTGAAATTGACCGCAAAGCCAAGCCGCTAGAGCGGGAAGTTGAAGACCCAACGGATGAAGAAATTGAGTCTTATACCAAGGGGGCACAGGCACGGATCAAAGAACTCACCCACGCACGTCACGACGAAAGACGGGCTAAAGAAGAGGCTTTGCGTGAAAAAGTTGAACTTGAGCGGTTAACTCAACAGATCTTGGATGAGAACCGCAGGCTCAAAGAGTATGTAAAAACAGGCGAAACGACATATCAGGAAACGCTACAGGCTAAAGCTGAAGCAGAGATGGAGATGGCGAGACGCAAGTTTAAAGAAGCACAGGAGTCTTACGACTCTGATGCCATGCTTGAAGCCCAAGAAAATCTGACTGATGCAAAGATGAAACTTGAAAGTGCAAAAAATTTCAAGCCTACCCCTTTACAAAATAATCAAGATGATGTACAAAGATACCAAACGGCTCCCGAAGCCCCTAAACTTGATGACAAAACCTTGCGCTGGCAAGCAAAAAACCAGTGGTTTGGATCTCCGGGATACGAAGAAATGACGGCCTTTGCACTAGGGCTGCACCAAAAACTAGTTGCTACCGGGGTAGACCCCCGCTCAGACGAATATTTCGATCGTGTCGACGGTCGCTTGAAGCAAGTGTTCCCAGAAGTCTTTAGTGACATAAAGAGCGCTAACCCGGTTAAGGCTGAGCCGACTAAAAAACCTGCGAATGTTGTGGCTTCTGCCACCCGTTCTTCGGGTGCTAAGAAGGTAATAAAACTAACGACTACGCAAGCTCGTCTTGCAGAGAAGTATGGTTTATCCCACAAACAATATGCTCAGGAAATTTTAAAATTGGAGGCCCAAAATGGCTAATAACCGCACAAATCGTGAACAAGAATCACGCGAAAAAAACCCAACTCGGTATGTTTACAAACCGCCGAGCTCTTTGCCAGATCCAGCACCAGATCCAGATTATGAGTTTCACTGGGTTGCAATAGCGATCGCAGGACAATCTAACCACACTAACGTGTCGCAGAGATTCCGTGATCACTGGGTGCCATGTAAGGCAGAGGACTATCCAGAGTTGCAAATTGAAGCTAACAAGGATGGGAACGTAGAAATCGGTGGATTGCTTTTATGCAAGAAACCAAAAGAGATGGCTGAAGCCCGCAGAGACTATTTTGAGAAAAAAGCTCAACAACAAATGGAATCTGTAGACAACAGCTTTATGAAAAATAGCAACCCAAATATGCCTTTGTTTGCTGAGCGTAAAAGCACAACAACTAAAGGACGTGGGTTTGGTGATGGTAATTCTTAATTTAGGAGTTTAATATGGCTTATCCTACTGTAGATAAACCGTACGGACTAAAACCAGTCAATTTAATTGGCGGTCAAGTCTTTGCGGGAGCAACTCGTCAGATGGAAATTGCAAGTGGCTATGCTACTAGTATTTTTTATGGCGATTTAGTAAAACGTATTTCTGATGGAACGATTGAAAAAGATACTGGCACAACTACAGCTACGCCTTGCGGTGTATTTTTAGGTGTAAGTTTTACTAACCAGTCAACTGGTCAAGTACAGCAACAACAGTATTATCCAGCCAGCCAAGCAATTGCTTCGGGAAGTAAAATTTTCGCTGTGGTTGCAGATGATCCTGATACATTGTTTCAAGTAGTTTCTTGTTCTTCAGGCACAACTGTTGCTGGAATGGGCATTTCTGCTATTGGTAATAACATTGCGCTAATTCAAACCGCTGGATCTACCACCACTGGTAATTCCGCTGTAGCGATTGATGAAGGTACGCAAGCTACTACCAATACTCTACCTATCCGCATTATTGATGTGGTAAGAGATACAGCAACCGGCGCTGATACATTTGTTGAGTTTATCGTTAAGATTAACGCTACAATGCACCAGTACAACAACTCAACTGGCGTATAAGGAACTTAAAAAATGGCTATTTCACGCGCACAACTACTAAAAGAGTTGCTCCCCGGCTTAAACGCATTGTTCGGACTCGAATATAAGCGTTACGGCGAAGAGCACAAAGAGATCTACGAAACTGAGAAATCAGAGCGTAGCTTTGAAGAAGAAACCAAGCTGTCCGGCTTCTCTGCTGCACCAGTCAAGAACGAGGGCTCAGCCATCGCTTACGACAATGCACAAGAGGCATTCACAGCTCGGTACAACCACGAAACAATCGCTTTGGGCTTCTCAGTAACTGAAGAAGCAATCGAAGATAACTTGTATGACTCATTGTCTGCTCGTTATACCAAAGCATTAGCTCGTGCAATGGCGTACACAAAGCAGGTTAAAGCTGCTTCTGTATTGAACAATGGTTTCACCAACTCTGCCCAATATTACGGCGGCGACGGCGTTCCACTTTTCTCTACAGCACACCCATTGGTTTCTGGTGGCACCAACAGCAACCGTCCGACTACAGCTGCTGACTTGAATGAAACTTCGTTGGAAAACGCTGTTATTCAAATCGCTGCTTGGACTGACGAGCGTGGTCTGTTAATTGCTGCAATGCCACGTAAATTGGTTATCCCACCAGCACTGCAATTCGTTGCAACCCGCTTGTTGGAAACTAACTTGCGCGTAGGTACAACTGACAACGACATCAACGCATTGAAGAACAACGGTTCAATCCCAGAAGGTTACGCAATTAACCACTATTTGACCGACACAAATGCTTGGTTCTTGACAACTGATGTACCTAACGGCATGAAACACTTTGAGCGTATGCCTTTGGCTAACAACATGGACGGCGACTTCGATACAGGTAACGTACGTTACAAGTCTCGTGAGCGTTATTCATTTGGTTGGTCTGATCCACTCGGAATGTTTGGCTCACCCGGCGCCTAATCGGCACCTTAGCCTTACTAAAACCCCGGCTCAAAAAGCTGGGGTTTTTTTCTTTTTAATGCGTTCTTCGTGATGGTAGATTCTATGGCAGTTAGCGCATAAAACTATGCACTTTTTAATTTCTTTGTACGCTTTGGCAAACTGCCCGCCTGAGATATATGTATGCACGCTACCTTCTTTTGTGCTGGGGTCTTGATGGTGAAAATCTAACGCAGCTATATGAAAAAATCCACAATGTGCACATTTAAGGGTAGCTTTAAAGAGGTACCATTGCACTCTTTGTAAGGCTTTGCTGTCTTTAGTTTGTTTTTTTATTTTTTCGCGGTTTTCTGTATAGTGCTTAGCGCTATACGCTTTGTGCTTAGCCTTCTTTATCTCTGCGTCTTTATAGGGCATCACTTAGCTTGTATATTTGGATTGGTTCGTGACTCTTTAAGTCTACGTTACACGCCCACTTAACAGCTTCTTCGGCGGACAGCCCCATACGCAAACATACTTCAGCTGCCATAGCCCCAGAGCCAATAGCCATAAAGGTTTTAGCTCTTTCCCACTCAAGATCATCACCACAATAAAAAAGACCGTCTTTAGTTAATCTAATGAAAGAACTATCGGCTTTTAACTTTGGTTTAGTTTTTGATTTTTTGTTTATGTAGTCAACTACTTTCTCGCAGTCGCCCCAGTTTCCAGCAACACCTAGCCAACCACCGTCTATCGGGACAATCTTTTCGTCAAAGTATTTAATACCAGTATCGTCGTCAGAAAATTGACTGTCTGATACAAGTACCTTTTTAGTCCAGTCGCCAACGATAGTGGTCATTTAGTAGCCATCATATAGAGACCCACATTAGCGCCAGCATAGCAAATATAACAAATACACATAGGCAAGTTACCTTTGAATCCTTGTTCAACCGCAATATACGCATAGATTAACCCTGTAACAATAATAAGCCAAGAACTCATATGACCCCCTTTTATAGGTATTTTAACTAAAAAACTTGCACATTATTAAAAATGTAGTAAGATTAGTAAAACCGGGAATAACCGGCTTATTAGACTGTCCCGGCAGGCGCATACAAGACTAATAAGCTTTGATCTGTATGGAGAAATATTATGG